CTCACAGATCTTATCAAGGAACGAGACAATACTCGCAACATTCTTCTCTCGTTCTTTGTATATGACTTCCACCAAAGGCCCAAGATTAAGATAGATAGAATCAGTATCAGAAGCAATAACATAGTCAACATCCTTAGTTTTTAATATGTGGTTAATTTTTTGGTTCATTTTGTTCTCTATCCAACGAATAGAGACTTGACCAGACAGAGTTATGGCCTCTGCATTTTCTAATTTATAATAACGGAAATACTGGTTCCCAATAGCACCATAAGCACTGTTAAGAGATATTTTCTTTGCCATTTGGATATTGTTACACCTTGCAATTTCCTTCTCCAATGATTTACTGGGGGTCTTCTCATAAGCTTTCTTCGCCTTTATCATTCTCTTTTTATATATGACACGTTCGTCATAATATTTCTGCATCAACTCAGGTAAAAATCCTCTTTTATCTTTACGATACATTGCACCATTTGCACATATTGCATTATCTTTATACAATTCAAAATTAATATCTTCTGCAAGAATTTTATCTACAGTTGCTGTTGGGTGTCTCTGTTCAATAAGTGTTTCTGGAGATATATTGTATTGCATGATTAAATGCGGATACAGACTGTTAAGGTCAAAACTAACTACCCAATCATACTTGCCTGGAATAGGTTCTTTTACATAAGCTCCTGCATACTTTTCATCCTTTTTTGATCCTACTTTCTGAGGTATTGCAATATTTCTTCTCTTCAATTCGTTGTAAATAATACAATCCCACAATCTAACTTGAAAGAATATATCCTGATAGTTAACTTTTGCATCATAAGCCATAGTTAATGCAAGTTCAATCAACTTTAGTTTATCCTCGAAACGGTCAACTAATTGTACGTCAATAATATTGTATTCAACAAACTTTTGCCAACCTTTTGTATAAAAATCTTTGAATGTATCAAACTCAGAGTGGTCAAGTTTCTTTTGTCCTAGTTCTTGTTGTGCGATATAATCTAAACGAAAGCTCTCTTGATTAGGTGTGCCAGGCGACCATCTATAAAGACGCATATAATCCAATACAGACACACCACCAATGTCAACTATGAAATTTTTACGTCCTCTGACAACAACATCACTTTGAGTAACAAGACCCCAAGGTGATAATCGTTTCATTAGTTTAGATCCTAATACACGATTAAGACGACCAGCAATGTAAGGTATATCAAAAAACTCACAGTTCCAACCTGTGACAACATCTGGAGTATTCTCAATCCACCATTGTATGAAAGAACTCAATAGGTGATGTTCATCATTACATAGACGATAATCTACATTGTCATGTGTATTAGTAAAAGGTCTTGTTCCCCAAGTAATTATTTCCTTTGTAGTATAATCTTGTATTGTTACCAATAGTATTTCTTCTGAGGTAGATTCCACATCAGGAAATCCATTCTCAGACATTGTTTCAATATCAATTGTGATTAATTTGATTTTACTAATATCAAATTCAATCTGATCTTCTGGATAGTTATCAGAAATGAATTGATATATAAACCTTTCAAAACCAAATATTTTAAATCCATCTACACCTTCATATTTTGATATGAACTCTCTAGTTTCTTTGATAGTGCCAGGTTTTACTGGTTCTACATAATCACCAGTAAGTGTTTTATATTTTGTCTTAACATTAGATGAAACGAACATGGTGGGTTTATAGATTTCTCTGTTGGAGAATCTCTTACCATCCTCATAGCCACGGATCAGGATTTGATCCCCAACCATTTGAACGTTCGTGTAAAATCGCATTATGTAATTGACAAATAGTAATCAAGTAAATCTTTGGTCGGTTCGACAAATGTAAGAACATCATCCGACCTGATCATTATAACATCCTGTGTTGTAAAATTCAACCATTCAATTATTCTTTCTTTTGCAGTTTTGCCCTCAATAACTAATTTTGGTTTAATTAACTTACAATCAGGCTCTCCTATCTCTTGTACTACTGATGTAACTTCAGAGATAAGAATTTGTTCATTCTTCAGTATCAGAATCTGTACGTTCTTCATTTAATAATTCTTGTTCGATTACAGTGTTTGTTGATTGTAATTTAGCGGCTTGTTGTTCCTCTGCTGTAACTTTTTCTTCCCATGATGATTTTAATTTAGGAAGTGGCTCACATATTACATTGACAATATCAGCAGGAATTTGATATACCACATCAGCAGAATATGGATTCCATCTACTTATATTTACACTTAATTTTTGATCATCGTCTGGGATTCTAGAAAGTGTAATTGAATATGGATTTGTTAATTGATATCCAACTATTTTTGGTTTCTTTTCTTTAGTTCTAATCTCCTCAATATCAGCAATAACATCTTGTTGTGGTTTTAATGTAAGAAGTTTAACTGTCATTTTTTTCAATAAACTATTTAAATTATATCATAAAAAAAAGGGATCGTCAAGATCCCTAAAGTATTGCTTTCATAATAAACTCTTTTGATAATACTGGTTTACCGAATAGATCAAGTTGTAATCCTTCTGCCTCCTCAGTAACCTTGTCCTTATCTTTACGAGTGTGTTCCCAATAACACGTTCTATCCTCACGTATATAAAACCAACTTGTATTATGTGAATCTAGTAGAAACACAGCATATAGGTGTGGGTATGTTATCTTTGGGTTTTTTTCATACACCACACCCATTGGGCTTTTATAAAAGTCTGGGTGTTGATAATCAGAGGTAATCTTTTCTTGCATGATGTTCTGGTACTATCTTACCCAACTTAACGGTAAGAAGTCCATCTGTGAATTGAACTTCTCTGACCTCAACATCTTCTGAAAGTGCCCACTCTCTTGTGAAATTTCTCTGAGCCAAGCCTTGATGGATATACTCGGATCCTGTCTCTTGATTAATTTCTTTCTTCCCTTCAACAAATAGTTTTCCGTACTCAGTATAAACATGAATTTCATTTTTCTTAAATCCAGCTAGGGCAATCTCTAGAAGAGATTCAATGTTATTTAACTGAACTAGATTATAGGGTGGGTAGTTCGATGTAGTTTCGTAAGAATTAAAAAAACGATCAAGGTAATCATCCATACCTATGCCGTTCTTGGAAATTATTTTCATCAACTCTGGTAAATTTGCAGAGTGATACCTTTGTAAGTTCATAGTTCTCCTTAGTAAGCGAGTGTAATTTGTGTACCCTTTCGGCGTACACTACTAATTATAATAGATAACATTAAAAAAGGAGTAAGGTAAACCCTACTCCTTTAGTGGTGGTAATTTTTAAAAAATATTGCTAACGCACATTGACTATTTAGCATCTTCAGTTTTTCGCTTTTTACCTATATTGTACTTTGTCTCCAAAATCCAATCTCCCTTCTCACCATAAGCTAAAACTTTAATTTGATTGAGTGGTGCGATATCTAGTTGTTGATCCTCTTCTACAAGATCTACTAATCCCCAATCTACAAGTAATTGCGTAATACGATTTCTACGAGCTACATCATTCTGTGTTAAGTTTGCAGTTTTACCATCCAATGCAAACAACTCTTTAAAATGAACTATGAAATATTTTCCTTGTTTATGTAAAATGTGACAGGATTGATAGAGTTTTTTCTCTTTTCTTGAAGCAACACCAATACGTGTTAGTGTTTCACGAACTTTTAAAAAATCATCTGGTTCTCTAAGAGAAACCTCAATCATGTTATCAGGATTCCAACGAACCTCTGGTTCCACAATACTCATCTTTTTCCTCCAATCTCAAGTTTAGATCTAATAAATGCAATTTGTTCGGAAGTTAAAATACGTAGAACTTGTATGGCTTTTTCGTTACTATAACCATAGTATGATTTGACCACATCAAGATCCTTGATTTTATCCTTTCGTAACCAAGGAGAGAATCTCTTCTTTTTCCTAACACTATTTAGAAAAAAATCATATTGTAAAGACTTAGCTAATGAGTGATTCATGTTCATCTCATTAGCTAATAGGACAGTATCTAAATGACCAGACATACATTTATTAATAATAAATGGTGCATACTTACGTTCACTGTCTGGATCTTCTTTGATTAAATTTTTCTTACTTAAATTAATCGAGTTCAACCAATCTTTCAATTCCATAATATAAATTATATCTTACACTTTATGTTTGTGTTGTGGATAGTCCTGTTCTTGAGCTTTTTGTGTCATGATTGGGTGATCACCCTCATGGCCATGTGCAATTCCAAGCTCATGCATCCTTGCATGTTCTCTGATTTCATCTCTAAGATCTTTACCTCCACTACCAAAGGTCATGTATATTCCATATACAACTAAACCTAAAACAAGTAAACCAAGAAATACAGCAAATCCTGCACCTTGGCCTAAATGTGCATGAGGAATTAGTGTGTCATTACATCTTGCAATTTTTTCTGGATCATTCCATGTGCCAGGCAAAGTATATATTGGTGGACATGATAAAAAAAAGTTCATTCTTGAGATCTCCATAATTTTCTCATTTGTTTATATGTAGGGTCGTATGCCGCCTTGTCTCTCATTTGTTTGAAAACCCTTGCAGACTTGGACTTTTCACAGTATAGTGCATCTGGCGATTGGGGTCTAATTGAACCGTCTTCAGCGTACTTCCGTCCGTCAGAATGATTTGCATACCGACGGGAGCGAGTAAATCCCATCTCAAGAAATTTTCTCGCCATATCCATTCCAATGAAGTCTTGTTTGTCTTTATAGTCACAAAACATGGCGTATATTTTATTAGAAGATTTGCGAGCCACAGTTTCATTTACAAATCTCCAATGAGCGCATATATCGTTAGTATAAGGGCGTACCAATAACACTCCTTGTTCCCCCCTTCCAATGCGATAAAGTTTGCGGTTCTCTTCAAGTGAAAAGTCAATGCTTTTGTAATCGAGGTCATAATCAAATTCTTTCATAATGTCATATCAATACCAGTTGATCTATCACATGCCCATTTTACAACTTCTGTTGAGTGAAAACGTTCTTTCAAATATTCCACTGCATCCAATGGTTTAGTGCTATAACTACATGTAAATATATCGCATTTGGCAAGACTATGTTCAGGCCATGTATGTATGCTAACATGACTATCTTTCAACAAAGCAAAACCAGTTACACCTTGTGGTTTAAATTTATGTGTGACTACATCCAGATAGGGTGATTTAGCAACGATTGCTGCGTTCACTAAACTATCACGTATGTATTCTTCTTCGTTTAATAGATTATCAAAAAGACATCCACGTAAATCAAATAGTATATGTTTCATTACCAAGTTTTTGGATGATTATTAATATCACCCTCAACGTGATTATGATCTATATTATCAATTTGTTCTATATGTAAATGTTCTAATGCTGCAGCAATACGTTCCAATGAATTTGCAATCCTAGTAACATCAGTTGTAAGTTTCTGATAATTTTCAGTCAAAATAGTCATAGCCAATCAGGTTTACGATTTGGTTTTCTAATATAATTATTACACACCCAAGGTTTGGAGGCAATGTATCTTTTGTACTTAGTTAAGATATCAATACTTGCATCATGTTTAAATTCATCAGGGCCTGCAAATGCAAATGGTGTTGATTCTTTGTAACAAGATATGGTTCGACCAGTTTTTTCTTCAAATACTTTTTCTGCAGCATTCATGGCAGTTTGACAAGAATGTATTTTACCATATCTGTTTGTATATTCTTGAAGTAATCCAAATCCATGTTGAATTAACCAAGCTGTATTGAATATATTTTCTCCTGCCCATATGGTGCAAGGATGACCTCTGAAGGCGCCTTTCTCTGTGTTGTATGGTGTTCCATCTTTCTTAGGTAATAAGTCATTACCCCAGTCGAAATACCATTTAGAATAGACAACTGCCAACATTTGGCAAGTTTCAAGAGGCATTTTGACCACATGTTTGTCAGGCAAAACTTGAGCCGAAACAATTGGGTCAGGATCAGTCACGAAGATGTTCATAATGTGGTGGCGTATAATGATCGTTCCAGTGTCGAATGTTTCCTGCAACGATAAAACAGTTTGTAATTACGAGTTGAAGAAAGATTAAAGTTCTAATCAGAGCAACAGTATCTGCTTCTTTGTCAGATCTACCAGACTTGTCTCCAAGTGCTTTTGCCCAAATCCTCCATATCTTTCTCATCTTATTATATCAATATCCATATCTTTTGTCCACACTTCTAGCTCAGTTCTTAAACTTCCACACTCTTTTAATTTATTGTATCTTTTTGTAGCCATCTTTTTCCACTTCTTTACAACAGCATCAATATAAAACTTATCAAAGTTTTGTGGGTTTTCAACTAATTGTTTATCTTCTCCAAGTAAGACTTCTCTAACATTCTGGAAACCATAATTGGAAAAATATGTTCTTTTCTTTTCAGTCATTGCTGTTGCATTTGCAATCGCAGTTTGGAATTCCACAGCCTTTTGAGAAGATAAGTTTTTCTTGATGATGGATATCATCTTTGTTTGTGTTTTTAACTTCCGACTGGATGCGTCCGCCTTGACCAGAAGATCCCCATTGTTTCTTTCGATAAACCATTTGTTTAAATTCTTGAATATGTGATCATGAAGTAAAGGAGTGAAATTACTTTGAGTCAAACCTTTATATCTTAGAATAGGTTTCAATCCATCATACTGTGATGAACTCTTTGTAGTTCCATAAAGAGATGTTGTTTCAAAATGACAAATATCTGCATCATACTTCTTATTTAATATATCTCTTACTTCATGTGTACAACATAACATAGCCAATAACTTACCACCAAGATAATTATATCCAAATGGTTGAGTAGGAACAATAATAAATCCCATGATGGCATGACGATTAAAGATACCTAGATCAGGTGTTGTACCTAACCAATCATTACGTGGTTTAGAATTAATTGTAGGAGATCCAAATCTACAGAATCCTATGATTGTATTTGTATTTTTTTCTACAATCATCCACTTCAATGATTTACCAGGCACAGAATCCTCTACCGCATGAGATGTTGTAATCTGCAACTTCTCATTAAATTCTTTGAGTGAACGAATACCAGATATTCTACCACTTGTTTTCTTTAGATCTACAGCTTCATAACAAGCGATATCCATATCCTCTGGATGCATGTCATATGCAGTAAACATACCATGAGTATCCTCTTCCTCATAAAACTGAGAAAGAGGACTACGACTTAATACACGGTCAATTTTTACATTACGCAGATACTCATCAATTCTATCCATGTTAGAAAAATAATTGATGAATTTATCAGCTGCATAAACTGCATCTTGTTCTTTCAATAACATAATCAATAATTTACTTGAATTTACACTCTACCATAATTTCAGTTAACGCCGCCAAAAGATTAATTTCTTGATCTGCGACAAAGGCAATCTGGTACTGGTAGCGAGCAATGATGAGGACAGCAGCAGCAACACTAGGCCCTTCAAGGGCATCGTAAAGAGCATCATAAACCCTACGCAATAAAACAGAAGGATCATTATCCAAGCTATTGATACACCACTTACGAACTTCTTTGAAGTTTTTTTCTTTAAGGTTTTTAATGAGATCATTGACTTTAATATCCGAGAACGTGGCAAGTATACCACTATCTATTTTACCACCAACTGAATATCGTTGACATTCATTTAACACTCTCCTCCAATCAGGAAAATGTTTGTTTACTAATTCTACTAATACTTTTTTATCCGCATCAATTCTTTCAGTCTCTAAGATATCATTTAATCTTTTAAAGAAGGATGCAGCAATAGAAGGTTTTGTTTTATTGTTAATAGAAAAATCAACCACTGCACATCTAGAGTGCAATGGTTCAATAAGTTTATTTTTGTAGTTGCATGTAAAAATAAATCTACAATTCTTGTAGAAAGATTCTATATTTGCCCTTAATAAAAGTTGTACGTCATGAGTGGTATTATCAGCCTCATCAATGATGATAACTTTATGAACACCAGTCTGTTGTAAAGATACTGTAGATGCAAAGTTTTTAGCTTGATTTCTTACAGTGTCTAAAAATCTACCTTCATCAGATCCATTAATTATAATGTAATCTGAACCCAACTCTTCACACAACGCTCGGGCAACCGTAGTCTTTCCGACGCCTGGAGGGCCACTAAGAAGGAGATTTGGTATCTCTCCCGCTCCCAAAAAATCTTGGAAGGTTTTCTTAATAGTGTCAGGTAATATACAGTCATCAATTGTTTTAGGTCTATATTTTTCAACCCAAAGAAAATCATTACGAATCATTTAAATTAACCGAAAGTGGAATCAGGTTCTAGAGCAATGTAGTATTTAAGATCAGTATTTTTATTAGTAAATTCTGCAAGAAGTTTACTTGAGATTACAACATCATATGAGCCAGGAATAATTTTAATATTCTCAACTTTAAAGTTGAATGAAAACTCTTCAGTTGTTTCTCCTACTTCTTCACTAAATTCATGAGATGTATCATTCTTCTTATCACGTACAACAATCTCAATCTTACCATTACGACTTATTACTGATAAATCAGGTACTTGATAGATTGATGCGGCTTTAAGAAGTTTATCTAATTGCTGTGTTGCAACTGTAAAACATACATCCTTAGTTGGCAAACTTATTTCTTTTTCTGGTGGTGAAACTATAACATCAGGATCTGCAAAGAAGTATTTTGCACGGCGACGACCATCACGAATTGTAAGATAAGAATCACCAAATTCTAGATCAGGTGCATCGTACAAACTTAATCCACTCAAGAATTGATTAAGATCATAGATTGCAAAATCTTTTTCAAACTCTTCCTCTACCTCAGCTTCAGCAAGAATATTTTTCATCACAGATATTGTTTTTAGTTTGTTACCTTCTTTAATTAAGATAGACTGATTGATCTGTGAAAAGTTTTTAAGAATGTTTGTTGTGTTACTAGATAGTTTCATTTGAGTTGTTACTTTCATTTGTTAAGTCTGAAAAATGATATAAGAGTGTGCAATAGTGGATAGCTTTTAGAAGATCAGATTTTGATTTTCCATCTTTCTTTCCAAATCGAGATAGATATTTGATTGCATTAGATCTACAGAAAGCTTCTGCATCACCAATACTTTCAATTAAATCTAAAGTTTGAGTTCCCTTTTTACCAGTATAGTGCATTGTGTATGTTTTTGCAATATATTCTTCCGCAGTTTTTAATATTTGATCCTCATTGTATTTGAACTCAGCAGTAATATAAGGCGGAACTGTATTGTATCCAAAGTGATGAGCCCTTTGATCATCAATATCGGCCATGTAATCACCGTAGTAATTAACTTCATAGTCAAGTCCATCATCCTCATCAGGAACAGATGGAGGCCAAGGTGAACCAGGCGTCCATTCAAATCCACCACTCTTTGCAATCCAATCCAGATCATTGTCAGTGTTACCACCATTAACTACATAATCTGCTCTTGCTCGATCTACAGGATCAGTAAAGGGATTTTTTGCATTTGGATCATTACGTGTATAATCGTAATAGTAATCTGAATGTGGAATATCATATTCATCACTTTCATTTGGAGTGATTTTAGTATCACTCCATCTTCCTTTTGTTTTGTCCATAACAGGATAATCCTTTTCAAATGTTCCAGCCAATATTGATCCAGCTAGACTCCATGCATTTATCATTATAACACTTCCTCCTTAGTAATGTCAACATCAGCATCTACCTTATCATAGAGTTCAAGGAAAGATTGTTTGGTCTCTTCATCAAATCTGTTTAAACACATTTTGATAGCTTTTAACTTGTCACCAAAGATTGAGTATGCACGAACAATGTGAATTAAACGTCTTGTACTAATAATATCTTCAACACCACCATCATAGAATGTCTTACGAATAATATCAGCCCAATCAACAAGTTTTTTGATAAACTTAGTATCCTTAACACCAAGAGTAATTGCAATCTTATCTAAGATCTTTGTTTCTACTGAGGGAGAGGGATAGTCTTGCTCGAAGGTAACTGGGAATCTTTCAAGGAAGGCTTCGTTGAGCACGTTAGTTCCAATAAATCTTCCGTCGTCTGAACCTTTACCCTTAGTATTTGCGGTGGCGAATATGTTGAATCCGT